TGGGACGGTGAGCAACCACCAATTGTAAAGGCTTGCATCGATTCATGGAAGAGGATGGCCCCAGACTATGAGATCCGAATACTCGATAAGGAGTCTACAAAAGATATCCAGAAATACAAAAGATCAAGTGACAGTATTCAGAGATATACTGATTTCGTGAGGCTGGACAGACTCTCGAAGCATGGCGGGATATGGATAGATGCATCTGTGTACCTTACGAAACCATTTGACTGGTTTTACGGTGATTTTGTTGGATATAAATCTTTGTCACAGGAATCTGATCCAAAATTGCCAGTAATCGATAGTTGGTTTTTGGCGTGTACTGAAAATTGTGAATATATGAAAGACTGGTGTGAAGAGTTCAAACGAATGGATACATTTGAAAGTGTACAGTCTTATCTAGATAGTATCAAAATAGATATATCGAAAGTATATTCCCCAGATTACCTTACAATTCATGTAACTTCTATGGTTGTTAGGTCAAAAAAAGACTATCCAAATATGCAACTACTTGTATCAGAAGATGATGCTGGATTAGTATTGTTTGATAAGGTGTCGCTCCAAGAATTTTGCGATGGTACAAGAGATTCAGAAGCACACATGTTTAAACTTAGAGGAGCTAATAGAGATGCTCTTCCGAAAGATTGTAAAAAGTTACAGCCCAGATTTAAAGACGAGCCAGGAGAAAATAAGTCATGGGTGAACGCAATAGGTAATGTATTATCAAACTACTTTTATGGTATGGGAACTGCATGGCATAAAAAAGAAACTTACAAATGCGAATGGATAAGTGAATTTGTGAATGATTTTTACAAGGCACTTCCAAGAGAAATACCATGTCCACCAGGGTTGTATGTACCAGAATACAAATCACATCCTGGATACGAAGGTGTGTCTGCTTGGACTGTAGATTCAAATGAAGGAAAGAAATTTTGGGAAGTACTTAGACCTTATGTTCATGATATTATCGATAAAGCTCTTAAACAGTCAGGGCTTTTCGTCGAACAAAAAGTGCCTGTTATACATTTCAGATGCTCAGATGTACCATTTAATAGAATGGGATCATATCACCTTGTAAAATATAAGTTCTATAATGATGGTCTACGAGGCCAAAGTGATGTAGATATTATTTCTTGTCATACACATCTTTCAGACGAAAAAAATGCAAAGGCGTGTCAGGAGTATGTAGATTTGCTAGTAAATGAGCTTAGACCCATAAAATCTAATATAAAATGCCGGCATTATTTTGAAGATTTCGCACACATGTTCTATGCTCCACTTGTATTATCTACAGGGTCTTCTATGTCCTTCATGGCTGGATTTTTTGGTCACGGTAAATTCTTAACCGCTGGACATATGTTTGACGAATATGCTAATACACCAGATTGTACTATATGTTCACATTCAACAGCTATAAATTTACGACACTCTGAAGTAGAAGACTATTATAACATATCATCTGTGCATAAACTTCTTCTTGGCTAGACATAAATGATCGGCTTGATAGTATTTATAGTGACAATATTCGTTTTATTTTATATATTTAGACCTAAAATTGTATTTGTTACATTCGCAGATACGAAATATGCTCAGACCCTTCGTAGGATCAAAAACGAAGCACTATCGTTAGACATGTTTGATGAGGTGCATGCACTATCAGAAAATGATCTTGATAAAGAGTTTTATGCGAAGCATGAAGAATTTATAAGTAATAACCAGAGAGGGTATGGTTATTGGATATGGAAACCTCAAGTCATAAAACAAGTATTGGAAGGTGTACCTGAAAATTCAGTTATTGTATATTGTGACGCTGGGTGTTCGATAAAGAATAAAGACGAAATATTAAAACTAGTATCACAGATAGATGACAAAGGAATTTTAGCTTTCAAGTGGGATGAAGACATAGAATCGTCGTGGTCTAAGATGGATACTATAAATAATGTATTCCCTCCTGGTTCGGAAGATCCACAGATAATTGCTACAGCTATAATTGTCAAAAAATGTAAATTTTCTGAAAAGTTTGTACACGAATGGCTTTCATATTGTGAGGATTATCATTTAGTAGATGATAGCCAATCTTTAGAAAAAAATACAGAAAACTTTAAAGAACATAGACATGATCAGAGCATATTCAGTTTGTTATGCAAAAAGTACAGAGTAAAAACAATTCCAAACACAGTTGACAGAGGAGATGGTCCTATAAAAGCGGCTCGATTAAAATATTAGGAATATATAATATGCATGTTTTATGTGTGTATGCAATATTTAAAAATGAATCACATATTATGAAAGAATGGTTGGATCATTATATAAGAGAGGGTGTTGATCATTTTTATCTCATAGATAATGGAAGTACAGATAATTACAAACACATATTGGAAAACTACAAAGGACGTATAACATTATTTCACGACCCAGAAAAGGGGCATAAAGTTCAGGGAAAAATTTATCACCGTAACATATTCCCAGTTTTTAAAGATACTATATGGATGTTATGTGTAGACCTTGATGAATTCATGTATTCCAAAACAGGTACACTTAAAAGTGAACTCGAGAAGAAAGAATATGAAAATGTCGGTCAGATTATGGTTCCATGGAAAATGTTCGGGTCTTCCGGGCATGTTAAACAACCAGATAGTGTAATAAAGTCATTCTTGTATAGAAAACAATTGCCATTCCAATGTTTTGGAAATTACAAAACAATTTGTAGAACAGAATCTATTGATGATATAGATGGAGTCCATTGGTATGAGCATGTGAAGGATGGTTATAGAACTATTAAATACCCTGAGCAATCCGAACTATCTGAAGATGATCAGAAAGATATACCGTTCCAACTCAATCACTATATTGTCCAGTCGTGGGAGTGGTATAAAAATACCAAAATGACGAGAGGAGATTCAAACTTTGAAAATAACGGTCGCACAGAAGAATCATTCAAGGAATGGGATAATAATGATGTGTTGGATGATGAACTATCGTTAAAAAGTATTGGTAGTATATCGTATTTAAATATATTTATAATAGTTATGGTTATGGTTATGGTCGCATTTTTATTTTTTATGGCGCCTTTATTAAGAAGTCTTTTTCTATAGGATGAAAAAAAGCTCCCCATGATCTCTCCACATAATGCCCTACTTCTGGGCTAATATGAGTTTCTAACTGTGTTAATATTTGACGATAAGATTCTAAAGGAAAGTTCCTTATATGGTCTCTTGAAACTGCAAATATTCCTTTCACTCCACACCCAGAATATGATCGTCTTTCTGGTCCAATATATGTATCGAACCAATTCTTAAATGGTCTTACATTAGCTTTTAACATCGGGACGTGGTCCTCGCCATCTTTATTTTGTAAATCTTCACTTTCATAATAATCTAATTGGAATTCTCCTGCATGTGAAATCATATCAACTTCACAATTGGCCATACATGTATTTTTAGTAGTATTAACATTTTCTATCAATTTTTTCATATATGATAATTCAAGGTCTACGTTATTAGATGAACCTGTCGTAAATAAAGTAACATCTGCTAAATTATCATAATTAGTTACTATATGGTATATACACGTGTGTTCACATTTACCAACGTTAGGGAGAGTTATATATTTGATGTTTAAATCGGCTGGTCCCTTGTTATAAATTACTGGATTGCATTTATTAAATGGTGCATCGTATACCCATGAAATATCTTCCTTGTATCTCGCTACAACTATATCGAAGGTGAATGGCTTATAAAAAGATGCAATGGCTAAGACGATCAATACGAATACAAATACGTATATCATTACTATTAAAGAATATTTTTTATGTTTAAAAACATATCATTTTTATTATTTCTCACAGACTGAACTCTCAATTTTATTTCTTCATAAAAATTCCAAGCCAATGGAAGTATAATAATGTCTTCGTCTTCTGGTACGTCTTTTAAATATGATATAGATCTTATAGGAGCAGAGTTACCTGGTGAGTAAGTATTCTGTTTCAAAGGATTATCATCTATTATAAACTCTGGGACTATACCACAAAAATTAAGAAGTGTGTTGCCCTTAGCGGCAGCTCCATACGCTATAACTCTCTTACCGTCTAGTAGTGCATGAATTTTGTTTTTAAATGATAAAACTCTGTTTCTCCATTTCGTATATGTTTCAAGTTCATATAGACCTTGACTGTATTCTTCATCTAATAACACTGGCACATTAGAAGATTGTTCTCCGGTTTTGCACAACGTAAATACATAACTCGTACCGTGGATCGGAGTTTTTTTAACATCTATAAGTTTAAATCCACTTCTTTCAACAAGTTTAGACATTGACATTATATTGAAAAAATTAATGTGTTCATGATATATTGTATCAAATTCGCCATTCTTTACCATTTCAGCCTGGCTAGTTTGTATAAAAATTTTGGTATCGTCTCTACATATTCTCATGCAATTGTTTAGAAATTCTAACGGATTTTCATTATGAGCAAAAACATTTAAAGCGGTTATAATATCAGGTTGAATTTCATCATATTTTTCATCAAAATACCCAACATGAACTTTATGACACTTTTTTCGAATATCAACTAAATTCACTGCAGGGTCTACACCATACGTTTCAAGACCGTGATCACTATAAATATCTAGGAGAGTACCATCATTACATCCTATATCCAAAATTGTTTTTGAATGCCCCTTTGTATAATTAACAAACCATTCAAAATAAGTTTTAAGAGTATCTGTTGTTCCACTAACATATAAATAATTTTTAAACATTAAATCAGGGTTAACTATGTGTAGAAGCTGAAGATGAAAACATGAATGACATATATCTACCCCCAATGGATATGCTTCCTGAATGTCATCTGGGCAATTTTTATAATTATTGGCAAGTGGATGTTTTCCCAAGTGTAAACATTGATATACATTTATAGAACCACATGCGTTACAACTTTTCATATTATCAATAACAAAAGATTTTAAGTCGTGTTTTAAAACGTAATTAACCTTCGAACTTTCGACGTTGTAACACTTCTCGTGACCTGCGTTACCATTGCATTGCGTGACTATATGTGGTTTATTTGTAAAACTTAGTATGTCCGAGTTCGTTATTTTTTCACCGACAACATTGAAAATTCCAGTTTCTTTAATTAACCATAGTATAATATTACATAAATCATACACGTGAATATAAGAACGTATACCGTCATGTAAGTCTATTTCATAATTATTTATACATTTCATTATATATTTGTTTGGATCCATATCAGGTCCATAAACATTACATAATCTCAAAATAAGTACTTCTATTCCGTACAAGTTTTTATATGCTTTACACAATTCTTCGCCGGCAATTTTAGTCGCGGAATACATAGTTGAAGATGATGTCGGTGAATTCTCATCTCGTATAAGAGATGAAGGTCCATACACTTCGATAGTGGATATATAGACGATTTTTTTTATACTATGTTCTATCATAGAATCTAAAATAAATTTAGTATAAGTAACATTGTTTTCTATACAGTTTACTTTACTAGCAGCGATGTGAATTACTATATCAGCTGTTTTGAATTCATTTTTTTCACGAGTTAATTTTATTGCATCATCACCCAAAAAATTTGTTACATGTTTACCAATAAACCCGGATGACCCGGTAACAATATATTTCATTCTAGTAATCCACAATCTTTTTTCCAGGTGGGCCAAAAATCTAAATCAGAGGGAGTCAATCGTCTAGTCTTTCGTAAATCATATAACAATTTCAATCTTTCATCTATTTTTTCACCGGGGGTAGGTATAAGAACCGCGCCTTTTCTAGGAGAATCTAAAGTTTTTTGTGTCGGTTCGGACATATAATATACTCCAATAACCTTTCTATATATATTAGATGGACATTTTATAGGATCAGGTATACCGTGATAATTTATTTCGTTCGTCTTGAATAAAATTGCAGTATTCCACATATCACAATCGACAACAGTTTTTGACGTAAGATTTTTATCCCATAACTCTAATTTTCCGCCATATTCAGATTTCCAGTTGTTGCACATGTACACCATTAAGCTTACTCTTCTTTCTTTATAGGTAATGGGATGAATATTATAATCTAGATGCAGACCACATTTACCATTACGACCATACGCATGAAGACCTCCTGCATGAAAATATGGATCATTCTCCAATTCAGGAATATTAGTTATATTTCTTAATCTTTTAAGTACAACTTCTGAATTTACAAAATCAAAAATATCTTTAAGATTGTCAGTAAACTCGTTCAATACATATTTATTTTCGAAAGGATTATCGTAAACCCACCAAGATTCATTTGGATCTGGCAGAACGTTATATATATCATGTGCTACATCGTCTGTAAAAAATTTAGGTATAATGACATACTCGAATGGTTTTGCTGTGTTATATTTGCTACGCAAATCTTCTATATCCCAGTCAGATAACAGACACTCCATTTACTATTACCCATTAAAAAAAGGATCAATAGTAAATGGCAGGTGGTCTCTTTGACAATCACCCATTCGCACTCAACATAAAGTGCATCATATTCTCACTCTTGCTTGCTGCGGGCTACTGGTTCCTTCCCCAAAAGAACCTCATAGTTATCGTGGCACTGCTCTACTTCCCATACCTGGCTCTCGCATGGTACGACTACTACTACGACTGCAGAAAAGGTCAACTCCAACCAACCGTATTCCCATTCGGTGAATACGTCTACCTTCCCTTCAAGCCCCCAGACTACCAGCAGAGATACAACGAACTCTCTCAGGAACGAAAAGACACCATAAAAAATTACGGCCGTTTCATTGCGGCAATCATACTAGGCATTGTAGGCCTCTTCTTCGTCTCAGCCACTGCCTAGCCACTGCATGAGGTACAGTCAGGGTTATCCCTGCGGCAGGCTGGTGCCGGTGCCGCCTCTGGTTCCAGCGTAAACTGAATAGCCCGAGCCTTTGGTCGGGTCCTGAGATAGTACATACCAGTCTTCAGACCCTGCTTCCATGCATACATGTGAATGCTAGACAACTTTGATGCTGTTGGATCCTCTACATGCAGGTTCATAGACTGAGACTGGCAGATATATGGACCCCTCTCTGCAGCCATATCAATAATGATCCTCTGTGAAATCTCCCACACAGTCTTGTACCGATTCTTCAGATCCTGTGGGATGTCAAGAGTCTGGACAGATCCCTGGTTTCTGATTATCTCATCCTTAATCTGCCGATTCCACTTTCCGAGACCCTTCAGATCCTTCACAAGATGCTTGTTCAGAACCACAAACTCCCCTGCAAGTGTTCGTCTCAGGTACATATTGGATGTGTACGGCTCGAAGCACTCATTGTTCCCCATAATCTGAGAGGTGGTTGCAGTAGGCATGGGACCAACCAACAGACTGTTCCTGATTGGTTTACCCCTGATAGACTCCCAATCGTACCTGTCACCTGGAGTCACTCCCCACAAATCAAACTGGAAGAGACCCTGTGACCAAGGGGATCCCTCGAAGCTTGCATGAGGACCCTTGATCTCTGCAATCCTGACAGACTCTGAACAGGCTGCCCAGTAGATAGTCTCAAAGATGGATTTGTTGATGGTACCAGACCCAAAATCAAGGCTGAGCATTTGGTATACATCTGCAAGACCCTGAACCCCAATCGCAACTGGTCTGTGCTTCGTATTGGATCTCTCCGCCTCTGGTACAGGGTAATAGTTTACATCAATAATCTTATCGAGATTACGAGTAATAGTCCTTGTAACCTCCTCAAGCTTCTCATAATCAAAGGTACAGTCAGACTCATTCACAAATTTGGGCAAACAGATGGATGCAAGATTACATACTGCAATCTCCCCAGGTTCAGTGTACTCTATAATCTCTGTGCATTGCCCAGTCAGGATACCATTGAATACACCCATGTGTCTCTTGGGTTCTGTGAAGCAATATGTAGCATCTCGTCTTCCATGCCATTCCACAGACTTCACTTTGACAAGAAGATCACTTCCGAATACTGGAACCCTGTCAACTCCTGCAATCAGCTGCTTTGCAGGTACTGGTCGGTCCCATTTGTTATTCACGTAGAACAGGTGAACAGGTGTACACTCAAGTGTCTTATCATCTACGAGGGTCACCTTCAAGAGTTCTGTATCCTCGCAAGTCTTACGAACAGTAACCTCTGACCACTCCTCACCATTCCAAACCTCAACCGTCTGATCTAACAGGGATACAATGGGAAGATCACCCTGGCTTGTCTTTACGAGAGTCTCTGGAGCGACGCACAGGTTGGAGCTCTTGATTGTTCCCAGATGTCTCTGGTTGGACTTGCGGTTACAGTGATCCTTGTAGAGCATGTAGGGTGTGCCAGTCTCAATCTGTGATTTCAGGATTGAAGACCATAGTTGTTCGATGGGTACACTCTTATTTGCGAGACCCATTGATTCGTACTTGAGATACAGGTGTTCAAAATCTTGGCCCCATACATCAGAGAGACCAGGTGCCTTGTCGGGGCAGAAGAGTGACCATGGTTTACCTTCCGCCAGTCGTTTCATGAAGAGATCAGGGATCCAAAGGGCTGTGAATAGGTCCCTACAACGAGCCTCTTCGTCACCCTGATTCAGGCGCAGTTCCAAAAACTCGAAAATGTCTGCGTGCCATGGCTCGAGGTATGCTGCAAAGGATCCTTTGCGTTTACCTCCACCTTGGTTTATATGACGAGCAGTTGCATTGAAAGTCCTGAGCATAGGGATGATACCATCGGATATACCCTTTGTACCCCTGATCTCAGACCCGTTTGCTCTGACATTGTGCAGGTGGAATCCAATACCACCAGACCACTTTGATATCTGTGCACAATCCTTGAGAGTATCATACATACCAACTACCGAATCATCCTTGATCCCAGTCAGGAAACAGCTGGATAGTTGTGGGTGCTTTGTGCCGGCATTGAAGAGGGTTGGGGTTGCGTGAGTAAAATACTTTTGGGACAGGAGTTCATACGTCTCTCTGACCGTCTCAAATTCAGAAGATGCTGTACCATGGATACCAAGTGCAACCCTCATGAACATATACTGAGGTGTCTCGTTGGGACCGAGATACATTTTCATCAGCGTCTTGATTCCGAAATATGAAAAGTCATAGTCCCTGTCAGGGCTGATGAGGCAGTCGTATCTTTGAATATCCTGGTAATCGAATTGTCCAGAGAGTCCCATAGCCTCTGAGAACGTCTTTGGTCTCAGTTTGTGCATATTGCTTACGATTATTCTGGAAGCAAGAACCTCGTAATCGGGATCCTCTGAAATCATGTTGATGGCTACATCTGCGGAGAGTTCGTCAATGACACTGGTCTCGATACCATCAGTCATTGAGGAAAACACCTTTTGGGCCACCTTGTCTGGGGACACGTCGAGTCCTGAAACAAGTTTTGAAATTCTCTCAGTCACCTTATCGAAGAGCATGGGAACATACTGACCGGAACGCTTGGTGACCTTCATCTTTTCTGTTTCAACTATTATATTTTTTAGTACTAGGACACAATGAACTATATAAAGGAGCGAACCCCTCTGTGGCAGACTTTCTTTTCTGGTCAGAACATTTCCGCTATTCAGATTGGACTCAGGGATACAGTGATCAGGGATACTGGATATCGCATTGATCCACAGAGTGAGGATGATCTCAGGGCAATCATGGGCAAGGTGTATACAAACTACTACAGATCAACTGGGTCTGTTCCTGAGCTAGTGAGGACCATGAACATGGTTGTGATCAAGGAGACATCTGAGCAGGTCAAGTCTGGTATACTTCAGCAGATGTATTACCTGAGGGATCGTTCAACGGGTCTGCGGGTTCTTGATCAGCCAGTGAATACTTCCACATATGGTAAGAAGGTGCCCATAAATGACAAATTTCTCTTCTCACAGTAAAGATGGGTTCACCAGGTAAAGTCACACGAGAAGAGCTCATGGAGATTCTATTCGGATACCTCATGTTCTCTGGTCTTGACAAGATCGTGACAGTTATATCAGGGTTTGTTTGGCCTCCAGCGAGTGAAACTGAAAAAACTGAAACGAGGAAAAATCTCATGCAGCTCATAGCTATAGTGCTCGCAGTACTAATTCTTTTTTGGTACAAATTTAAAGTATAAAATCGTAATATCAATACAATGAATGACCAAGAAGCATATGATATGGCACTAAAGAGTCTTCCTCAACAAGGGTCACGAGGTATGTATACAGAATCAAACGGTGTAATATTACTCAATGGAATACCGGTTGGAGTTCATGGGTTTTCGGGATCAAAACATGCATGGGAATTGTTCCATTGAGAGTCCTGGAGTAACATGAATCAGTGGACAGTGTGTCATCTTTTCTGGTATTGCCGTCGTGATTCTTTTATGATACAAATTTAAAGTATGAGTTCGAACAACAAAATGATAATTTTTGTCGTGATCATTGCAATTGTATGTTCTAGTTGTGTTGGCGGAGGAGTCGCCCTGTGGCTCAACTGGGATACACTATTCCCCGCTGACGCGTCTTCGCCTTCAAGCAACACCAATCAGACAAGGGGTCCAACTGGGGGCCCTACAAGGGGTCCTACAAGGGGTCCGAGCGATACCAAAAGAATTGTAAAATTGAAAAATAAGAAGTCTGATACATGTTTAGATTTATCAGGTGGAAATGCTTCTAATGGAGCAAAAGTACAAGGATGGAATTGCGCATCAGGTAATCAGGATCATATGACATGGGAGTATGATTCAGTTACAAAGAAATTGAAAAATAAGAAGTCTGGTACATGTTTAGATTTATCAGGTGGAAATGCTTCTAATGGAGCAAAAGTACAAGGATGGAATTGCGCATCAGGAAATCAAGACAATATGACTTGGGAGTATGATTCTACTACAAAAAAATTGAAAAATAAGAAGTCTGACACATGTTTAGATTTATCAGGTGGAAATGCTTCTAATGGAGCAAAAGTACAAGGATGGAATTGTTCATCAGGAGATCAAGACAATATGAATTGGGATATGATCGACGCTTCCTAGAGATACCGTGAATATATAAGTTAGCATGAATCAGTATAGGGATTGGACACGGGACATATGTAGGATCAAGGGCTGGGACAGGTTGCCCGTAGACACAGTGTGGCTATTACTGACCGAGGAGATTGGGGAGCTTGCGTCTGCAATCAGACAGAGGCAAAAGACTTTTACAAAATATGTTCGCAGGGATGAGGTTCAAACTGAAATGGGTGATGTGTTCAGTTATCTATTTCAGTTGGCGTCTATACTTGATGTGGACCTTGACAAGATGTGGGCAGAGCATGTAGTCAAGGTTCAACAAAAAATTTACGTATAGTAATATGGCCACAGAGCTTATGCAGATTGATGACTTGCTCATAGACAAGTTCAACCCCTATTCAATTCCAGGTGCGGATACATTCAGTCCAGGGATACCTCAAATGGGTGGATACAAAGGACCGTCTACACTTGATTGGTACGAACCAGTTGACGATCCCCAATTTAAAGACGAGTCACCTGCGTGTGGAATGCCTTCAGTTGGCGACTACACAGTTGATTTTTGTACAAAAAAGCCACAGGTGCACAATAACCAGCCTGGTTGGGCTATGGAGTTTGATGGAATCGACCCTTTAATTACGAGTAGCTATGGCCTTGTGACTGCGAAGGATCAGATGAGCCCATCAAAGAATGGGTTCATGTACAAGACGTTCAGGATACCTGTATCTGACAATACGTTTTTTATTCTTCTGGCAATGCTAGCACTTATTTTTCTGCTTTTCAGAGACAACTAGTGGGTTCTTCTGTGCAAGGATCAACTTTTCCTGATTCACCTTCTGAATCAACCCCGAGCAGTTGTGCAGTTCCAGGAGCAGATGTCTCGCACAGCAGTTGTTCTGACACATCTTGCATGGAAGCAGGGTCGTCTTGGGGCACATATGGCACTTCATCGTCTTCAATCTCACACAATCCATAAACGCGCTTTCTTTTTATATCCTCCCAAGTTTCTTCGAGGACCGGTTTGATTTTTTCAAAGAATTCCCTGTCTCTCTTAAACTCTCTGATAGAGTACTCGAGTTGACCCGTCTTGGAGTGTTCTGCAGGTCTGTACTTTACAAAATCGCAAACCTCGAGATTGAGGATTTCCATGAGAAGCTGTATCTGCACAAGATATACTGGCTTGATTGTCTGATCAACCTTGTCTTTGTAAGGGCACTTAATCTCCAAGAGTCTGCCAGACTCCGTGACACCATCAGGGCTTCCAGCAAGCCAGGTATACACCTGATGCTTTACGAGTCCAATCTCATGAACAATCTCACCAGTCTTACTGACGTACTCATCTCTGGCTTCATCCTCGTACTTGCAACCGTATCGTGTTGCATCTGACGAAAAGTCTGGTTTCTTGTCACATTTTACAAGTTTACCATCAATCTCAAAGTAACCACACTTTTCACGAATAAACTGATCCCTATTCTTGAAAGGCTTGTTGAGACCGAGGGCAGATGCTGCGTCACTGGCAGTTATGACTCCCTCTCTGAGGGTGTGCCACTGTTGAGATTTTTGAGGTGCATACTCTTGATCCAATAGGGCCTGTACCACGGGATGCATTAGTGATTATACCGCGGGATTCCTTAATACGCACATAGCTGAGTTCTGTTCAGCCTCCTTTTTTGTCTTTCCAAACCCAGTTGCGAGAATAGTTCCGTTAACCTCAACAGTTACGGAGAATATCCCATTTGCTAAAACATTCGACGAGTATACTGGCAGTGCCATCTTTTGGCTCTGACACCACCTCATAAGTTGATCCTTGTAGTTGTCATCAGTCAGAGGAATATTGTCAATGTCAAGAGTTCGGAGAACAAACTCTTTTGCGTACACCATGCCAAGGTCAAGGTATACCGCACCAACAAGAGCCTCATACACATCTTCTAGAATCTTGGGGTTTGTATTCCACGAATTTCGCAGACCCTTTTCATCCATGTCTATGAAGGACGAAAGTCCCAACTTTTGTGCAATACCTGCAAGAGTCTTTCCACGCACTACAATAGTCCGTGCCTTGGTGAGAAACCCCTCCTGGTTCTTTTCGTACGTGTCAAAAAGATACTTGGTTACTATGAAATTTAAGACGGAATCCCCCATGAATTCCAAAGTCTCATAGGAATCAAGAACATTTGCAGCAGATTTGTGCGTAAATGCCCGATTGTAAAGTTCAAGTGTATTTACGCGAAATCCTAATAAATTTTCCAATTCTGTTCGGGTAATACCCATGATATATTATTTGGTGTCTATGCCTTAACCTTTGGACGAGTCTTCTTCTCGACGACGGGCTCAACAGGCACAGCCTTTACAAAATGAGGGCTCAGGTACTTGTTCAGCTTCAGGCTTGTCAGAGTCGCAAGCTCACCAGCTGGCACCTTGAGCAGGTTCTGCAGGTTCTCATCAGGGATAATCTGAGGACCATTCTTCAGATTGTTCGTCTTGACATACTCGTTCACACGCTTAGACACGTCTGCACGGCTAATCTTATCGGTTGGTGACAGAGACAGGAAAGTGCGTAGCTCTGGTGTCACGTCAAGAGGGCGCTTGAATGTAGAATTCTCTGACCGAATGCGAGCCTTCTCACCGTCGGGATCGTCGAGATGCTGCTTAATCTTTCGGATATCACGGTGGATCGCCTTCAGCTCGGACATCAGGGCATCGAGGGTGATAGTATCAGCGGCCATTCCTACGTTGAAAGGGCTTCTTTTCTTTAAGCATGTTTAGGAGGACAAATAGTATGAGTACAATGAGTGCTCCTATTGCGAATGGTACCCATACTGGTCTTGACTCGTCAGGCTTTTTTTCAACGAGTTTCCCTTGTGTGAGCGATCCTCTTTTCGATCCACAGTCCTCAGAGCAGCACCCCTTCTCACATGGGTACACATAAGGTCCATCAGTATATCCACACATTGACTTTTCTGCACCATGTAGCAAAAGACATTCACATGTTCTTGTAGGACACGTGGTATTCATCGCGTACTTATTATGCACAAAGATATATTTACATGTAGTAGAATGTCAACCCCTCAGAAGGTGTCTGATGGCACATACTTTCTTCGGATGAACACTCACAGAATCCAGCTCAACTGTGTAGATACCGATGATATGTGGAAGACAATATGTGGCATCAGAGAGAAGGACCTGATTAAGATTCAGGAAGTTGATGCACTCATCATCAATCAGGCGAAGGAATCATGCCTTGAGTGGTTCGGTAAGAAGCTCAGTGATGAGTTTTTGGAGAATGTGTACGATGCATCTCTGAATGAGACTGGTAATCTTCCTGTATCTCTCGCGAGAACCGCAGATGGGAAGCTTCTCACTCGTTTTTTTGACGAGACCAAGACTCCGAGTGATGCGGAACTCTCAGGTCCGTTTGATATAATTGTCGAGCTTCATGGTATCCAGTTTATTCGTAAAGGGTACACCCCAATATGGAGAGTTTTACAGGTTCGTGAGCGACCGAAACCCAGACCAGAAGTTCCTGATCAGTACATGTTCCAGGATGATGAAGAGTAAAAAATATACTGCACATAGTAAATGACAACTACCCGGTCTGTATTTAAGTCACTCCTTCTGATTGGTGTTCTGGCTGCACTTGTTTACTTTCTGTCTCAGACCAAGCCTGTCGCTGCGAAGAGCATGTATGCTGCTGTGACTCAGGAGGCCATACCGCCCGCAATGGTCCAGCAGCAGGCAGAGCCAGTAGTCATGATGCAGCAGGAAGAAACTCAGGCCCAGCAGCTTGGGGGCGTATCTAGTGGCCTTCTCCCCAAGGAGCCGGTGAATCAGGAGGATTTCGGATCCTTCTCTGCAGAGTCTATCCTCTCTGGTCAGAACTTCCTTGATCCACGTGCACAGATAGGTTACCCAGAGACGGTTGGTGGAACTCTCCGTAACGCGAACCTGCAGCTCAGATCCGAACCAAACAATCCCAGAGACCCAGTATCAATCTTCAACCTCTCTACAATTGTGCCAGACACCATGAGACCAGCATTCGAGATTGGAGCGATCTAAACATTTGGAATGTGTACATCCTAAATGTCTTCAGAGGATGTTGAGTTCAAGAGAAGTATGCACGAGTGGGTAGGTATAAAAAAGCAACTTAAAGAAGTCAGGAGAGACGTCGGGGTCCTGAACAAGAGAGAGAAGGAACTCAAGAGTTTTCTGGAAAAATACATGAAGAATCACGAGATTGACACATGTAACGCACAGGGTTCAAAGGTTACATATACACAGCGTAAAGTAAAGGGGTCCTTCACAAAGGCTATCGTCAAGAAGGGTCTTGTTCAGTTTTTCAATGGGAATGAGGACCAGGCTGACAGGGTACTCGAGATTATTGAATCGTGTATAGAAACTAGTCATAAAGATTCAATCAGTATTAGACTCAAGGAGGAGAATGGTGTGGAGTGAGTACAGAGAGGAGGCGACAGGTGATCATACGATTGACACTGGTAACGACTCTGATTCGTTTGACGATGCTCAACCAGACCCTTTGAGTCCAGAAGATTGGGAAGATTGGCACAGTAGAGACCTATTGAACATGTGGATGTCTATTCAAGAGTATCTTGAAACATATGGTCTCCGGAGTGAATTTCTTCAGGTTGCATCTTTCAATGATTTTTGTACTTTTGTTCACGACTACTCATTAAAATCTCGCCAAGTATAAATGCCTATGCCAGACCCAACCTCCCCTCTTGTGCTTGCACCGGCTGCACTGTTTCTGCTTCTGAGTCCAGGAATTCTGCTGCAGCTCCCTGACAAGTTCAGTCTGATGAGTGGTCAGACAAGCAGACGCAGTGTTCTGGTACACTCACTCGTGCTTATGCTGCTGCTGTTCATCGTTTACAAGTTCCTGTTAAAGACAACTATTACTCAGGCGTCCCTCATTGTACCAGCAATTCTGTTTATCCTGCTGAGCCCGGGTATCCTGCTGACTCTGCCACCGGGTTCAGGTGGAGTGTTTATGAGTGGTCAGACCAGTGTACAGTCAGCAGCCGTTCACACTCTGGTGTTTGCACTGCTGTACGCATTCCTGCGTGGCCAGTTCCCACAGTTTTATTCCAACGCTTGATAAATGAGTCACGTGATCGTCGGCCCAGGTGCAATGGGGTTCTTTGCAGAACTCGGAGCATTGCACGCGACACTCAAATTTGACAATGTACTTGAAATTTCAGGTTCTTCTGCTGGAGCACTTGCAGCATTGTGCTTCATACTCGATATACCCCTCGAAAAATGTCTCAAAGTAGACACCAAATCAGTATTCAAACCGAGTATAAAGAGCTTTATTAAAAACTATGGATTTCTGCCCAGGAACCGTATATACAAAACATTTAAAGACTTTTTTGGTAGAGACTGGACATTTAAAGAACTCTACGAAGAAACTGGAAAAGTTCTTTATGTGGCTGTATCAGTTCTTCCGAGGAACACATTATACTATTCCGTAAAGAATACCCCAGACGAATCAGTCTTGCAGACACTCACAACAAGTGTAAGTATACCTCTCATGTTTGCACCTCTCAGGGATGGACCAAGAATGTTTTTTGATGGATCAGTCTATGAATCAAGCCCAGGAGCCCCTTTCATGAGTGTGTCAGAGGAAGATGTCATCCAGTTCCAAATAGATCCAATAGATGCGAACGATAAATATCCGTCATCTCTCCTCGAGTTTATGGTGACGTTGATCAAAAACATAATTACTATGCGGTCAGACTACCACTACAAGATTGTATCGGTACCAATACAAACCTCAGATATTTACAATTTTTCAATGGATGACGAAACAAAAATTAAGTTGTACGCACGTGGGTACAACTCATGTAGCTCTTAGGTACATCTGGACCTAACCACTCAGTGATATCCTTGGCCATCTTGCAGTCATAGTCTGCGTGATGAGCAAGATCATAAATGCGTTCATTTGGAAATAGAGTCCTGTAAATATTGCTCAGAGAATACCTCCCATTCCCAGGACCTTCTGGGATAACCTGATGCATGTAAGGTGCGCCTGACAGGATCCATGCGTACACATCAAACAGATGGAAGTGTGAAATCTCTGGAAAAATCTTCTTCCAGAACCACTCCTCATAGTACCACGGATGACCAGACGTCACAGTCACATCATACCCGAGCTTTGTAGACTTGTAGCAATCAACCTTCAAGTCCCTGCCAGTAAGCTTTGCAAGCGACTCTAAATCGCCTGGCAGGTTATATGCATATATCGTTGTTCCAGGCTTGTGCCTCTTCAGGTACGTCAAAATGTCTGATCCAGAACACGTTTTGATATCTGGGCCAGTCATGATACGGTTCACCTTCTGTGATGTGCCTGGATCACCAAACTGTGCAATTTCGAGAAACTCTTTGAATACGTGCTGAACAGGCAGTTCATTATTACGCTGGACACACACAATCGCAGGATAGAAGTTCCCATTCTGCAACTTCGAGCACTCGATATCAAACTGGATCTTGCTGTGGCTCATTTTCCCTACTTGTTTCAGTGGCTAAATATTTAGGCGCGATCTTTTCTGCTCAAACTCTTGCTGCTCCCTCTTGTTTGTAATTGGAGTCCCATCTCGAATATACTTTATTTCAGGTCCACTTAGTGTAATAGCATCCAGACGATAGTCCTGGAAAGCCTCGCAGGATATGGGTACATATGGCTTGATCAGGTTGTACATTTTTTCAGCCAGGATTCGAATCTCAGACTGTGCATGGTGATCCATGCGTTTCTGCAGAAATCCAAAGAGGTTGTGTAGGTCCATCTTCCAGTAAAATTCAGTGTATGTGCCCTGAGGCAGGACTATACGAGCCTGTTCACGAGATGCACCCTCCTGCAGAAGCCGGTTGTAAAAGCTAAATGCAGTTGCTGATACTGATATGCCATCTAATGTAAGGTGCTCAGGAATCTGAGTCTCTGGATCTGATCCCTGCTTGTTATTTGAGGATTGTGCAGAATATGGACTTGGGACGTAAAAGTCATCCTGAATCACAGAGTATCTCGCAGACAGTTCATTTACACTTGCTGTCCTGTGACGCAGCCACTGTCTCGCAACGAAAATAGGGCACCTGATGTGAAACTTGAACACAACCATCTCAAACGGGGTTGTGTGCCAGTTACGGAGAAGATATCTTATAAGTGCTCGATCGTCACTTACAGTCTTTGTCCCTGCACCATACGATACTCGTGCAGCCTGCACAACTGCATCGTCAGATCCCATATGGTCGACAAGACGTACGAAAGACATTCTTCTGCGTATAAAAAGTGGCCAATCTTTAAATGACAAAGTTGCCCAAGAGATACTTTTCAGGTCTCAGTGACTATATGAAGGGTATACGCAAGAAGGAGTTTGAAAAGAGAAAGACGACCAAGCATCCAACCCTGCAGAGATCTGACGCATTTGCAAAACCAAAGAAATCGAAGTGGACCCTTATGTTTCACAAGGTATACCCTGATGTACCATTCAATAAGAACATCATAGCAAAAAGAACTGGTATCAATCGTAAAACCCTGAATATAGTCTATGACAGGGGTATGAAGGCTTGGAAAACAAGTGGTTCGAGACCAGGTGCTACTGCTCAACAATGGGCTATTGCAAGAGTATACAAGTTTGTTCTCGTCACAAAGAGAAAGGCGCCAGAAAAGAAACCCGACCCAAATTCAAACCTCAGAGCCCGAATTCGGAAATGAGTTCTGCTACCGACGAATAGTACCTCTTCAAGTCCTTTTGGAACCTTGCTGTACCATTCTGACCATTCTTATACAGCCATGCAAGGTTTGACTTTGAGTACTTGGTTGCAGTCTGGTTCTCCGTAGGAGACCTTGCAGTTTTCGCCTTGGTCTTTGTATCCGCAGGTGCCTTCTGGTTCTTTGTAAAAGAGAGAGCCTGCATCATACAGTCTGCGAGATCATCCTTCTTCTTGTGCTTGTCAAAGAAACCAACAAGTTCTGACTGGTTGGTTGATATGAATTCTCTGCACCTATCCACAGAAGCTTTTTTACGTTTTGCGTACTGCCTCTTCCCTGGTCCCACGATATCAGGAATCTTGTGTCTCGCATCCCATATACGAACCTCTTTACATTGACACAGAAAGTACGTGTGCAGAAAGTGTTCTACTGACTTTATACGTTTGTTACGATCAGGCTGCTTCTCTATGAGTACAAGTTCAGCCTGTGACAGCCATTCCTTTGCATCAAGATGAGTCTTTAGTGATTTGAAGAGGCCGTCATCAGATTCTGGTGGGACTCCATCACAGACCCACTCGGAGATCCTATTGGTCGATGAGTCCAAGAGAACCATAGCGAGGTTGCGAATCCCGACATCTATGCTGAGGAGAATCATTTATTTTAACATGTATGGTCACTTTAAATGGAACTCAAAGATATATTTGGCAAGCCACGAACAGGTCCTCATGCTATACGTATATTCGATATAGCCATAGTCGATGTACTCGGCACATTTTTGCTTGCATGGCTATTTGCCAGATGGGCTCAGGTTGACTTTATAGTCGCCCTCATCATCATGTTCATCATAGGATCTATTGCACATGCAATGGTTGGTGTGAGAACAAAGTTCACAGAGGCTGTATTAGAGAATGAAGATCTTTAAGTATGAATGTGGTGCTGGTGGTGTTGCCACTCATTTGAGTCAGAGCCATTAGGATTTCCATATAAATATGATGATCTCAAGGATCAGTTTTTCACAACGGGTCATTTTTGTTCTTTTGATTGCGTCAAGGCGTACAATCTTGACAGAGACTCTGCGACAAAGGCTATCAATGCAATGTGGATTCTTCTTATGAAGAAGAGACTCACGGGATCTCTTGCCCCAATTAGAACTGCTCCAAAGAGACACACACTCAAACAATTTGGAGGACCATTGACGATAGAAGACTTTCGCAGTGGATCACTGGAAGTTACTTCGAGACTTCCAAATGAGATACGTCAGCCACCCGAAATTACAATAAAAAAGGTTTCTCAGGCGCCCGAAGAGCTTGTTCTGAAACGTCCAAAGCCACTAAAGAGAGAACAGAGCCTACTTGAGAAATCTCTCGGATTACGCAGTAAATGTCAGAGTGGGTCTTCTCTGGTGGCACAAAAGTAAAGGCGGCAAAGTATACTGATGCTGTAGACAAAATGTATCATTGTGATTTTACGAGGCATTGGGCAATGGAGGAGGAACCTGGGAGATGGGTCGTTTTGTTTGGATCAGATGTAGAAGTTGATGTCTTATCAGCAACTGACTCATTTGATGCAGCCAAACAGGCTATAATTCAAGTCCGACAAGAAAAGACCTTGGTCAAGGTGAGACCGGTCCCTAGAAAGATGGAGAGTCGACGTATGTGCTGCTTCCTGCAAAGGATGTGCGAGCCCGACTAAAATAACCAATCATACTAGTGCAAAGCATGGCTAAGCGTCTCATTGTCAAGGCGACGATCAGAGTCATACGAGTCTCAAGGAACCCCAAGATCAAACGAGTTGTCCGAAGGGCGACACACGGAACGGCAGCATCCCTTGCAACCTGCCTCACAAACCAGGCACTGTTCCACAAGGCTGAGGTCACAACAGGTCTTGTCACTGATTTTGTAAGCTCTCAAGTTATTTCCATTGCATTTGAAGTTGCTCGCCTACTTATATAAATGGATGAGTGCAGAGAATACGTCAGGGAGTACCTGGGGACGATCTTTTCAGAGCCTGTCGCGGTGAATATTGAAAAGAGTATATTCAATTTCACAGTGAGGCACATGAAGGAACACAAGAGCCCTGTTACGTGGGAGTATCACGGGTTTCGCAGCACATACAAGTGCAAATGGGTCGGTATCAAGAATGCATTGGAAAATGGACCTCTTTTTGACCTTATTGATAATGGGACTATTTCCACAAAGTCGGTAGCGAGCGTTTCCCCAGATGTTCTGTGGCCTGGTGGTCCCTATGATCTTACGAAGCAGCTCATTGCAGCAAAGGAGACCAAAACTGGAAAGGAGGCGGCTGGCGCCGGTCTTTTCAAATGTGGCAGATGCAAGTCTGACAAGACGACATACTACCAATTGCAGACACGCTCAGCAGATGAACCCATGACCACCTTTGTCACGTGTTTGAACTGTGAAAAAAGATGGAAATGTTAAGTAAGTATGACGTCTGGGTTCATCTTTGTAGACTCGAACAATAGGACCACATCAGACCAAAGCAATTCATACAAACTTGATCTCGTTTCTCCCATTCACAATATTACCAGAATAGATTTAGTATCTGCAAAGGTTCCAAACACAATGTATAATGTTACGATAGGAACAATAACTGTAAATGGATCACAGTTCACCGTTACTCCCGGGTTTTACGAAGCATGCAGACTTGCGAGTGAAGTCACAGCCAAAACCTCTTTATTTGTAGATTACTCTTGCGATACTGGTAAATTTACATTCTGGTCAACATCTGCATTTACAATTGATGCATTGTCGTCAGACATGATCAAGGCTCTCGGGCTTGACTCAAGGGTTCACACAGGGATTCTCAACTCAGGGGTATATAGTGTAGTAGCAGATAATGTAGCTGATCTGTGCACGAATGATTTTGTATTCCTTGATATCGAGGAATTCCGAAGATCTTCTATGGTTGACTGCAAATCTTTCGCCGGGAACACCTTCTCAGGGTCTACTGTGAATACACTTTTTGGAGCTATACCCCTTGATGTACCCTCAGGATCTGTCAAGTTCTTCAAGGAGAACACAGACTACAAGATGTATGCAACCTTCAAAGCACCTATTGGTTCGATAAGCAGACTGACTATACGTTGGCTCGACAGAAATGGAGTACCACTTGTGTTCAATGGACTCGACGATAATTCAATAGTACTGAGATATCACACTGTTAAAGAACCATCCGCAGAACGTATCGAATTACCAGAACCAGTACCAATTGTGGAACTACCACCAGTTCCAAAGAAGAAGGTGAACTATTATCTGATGGGGGGCGTAGGGGTTATCATTGCAATCCTACTATGGTTTTTCTTGTCTAAATCTCATACCAACCAATCTTTGCCGCAATCTTTAAATTATTCGAGAATCCCGATGCGGCCAAGGTGAAAATCTCACTCGTCCCAAAATTTTGCTGGCCGATTGGTACTGCGTTTAATGGATCAAATTGGAGTGTACCCCTGGACACAATGTACCCTCCATTTACAATTCTACCTCCAGACAGATTGGTTGCACTTATGTCGAATTGGGTCATCGCACCAATTGGATGATTTGTCCAGTTTGCACCAGTCAGGGTTGAATTTGCTATAATGTACCACGCAATACCATCGGAGGAAGACGTCACATATATGTCAGCCTGTTTGAATACTGCTAGACTGTAAAGCCTGTCTGATCGTAACCTCAAAGAAATAATTGGATATACTGTTCCAGCATTTGAAAGTGTCACAGAGTCAGCAGTTGTTGTTCCTCTTTGTTGAATGATAAAGGGGTTCCTTGGTTCATAGCCACCCTCTGAAATGACTGTTGAACAAATCTGCTTCAGTGTCCCTGCAGTACCAGATATCTCATATCTTACTGGTAATATGGCAGTGGTCATGTATACAGAATCAATAATATTCGCATGATTCATTACATGACACGGTATAAATTCTCCATTTATACAGAACCCAAACCTGACCGAACCTGCACCAAGCCACTCTAGATCTATCCACAATATTTGAACCTTTGCCATGTCAAGTGTGAGTTTGCTAGGACCAAGTCCATCCATTTTATCAATGTTCCATTGAGTCTGTGGCACCTGTGTATCTGTACCATCGTTTCTCTTTACGAAATAAGTGACCCCACCAGACCGTTCTATGAACAATCCGTTCAATTCGTAGAAAATTCCAACCCTCTGAGTGGCATTACCCGAGTCCATTACAAATGTACTCATGTGTAGAAGAGATTTTCCTGGCTGGTAACCAAATACATTTCGAGACTGTCGAATAACAGTACCAGATGTACCAGTGTTCAGGACCGCCGTACTTTGGTTTGCTATATAAGTGACATTTCCAGTTCCAGACACATTGCTGAAGAACAAATCAGATATATCATATCTATTCTGTGAATCAAACAGGGTGAATGGATTGCTCACTCTTAACCTCTGAAAAGCATCTCGATTGATGTCTGTGCTCTGAAACATTTTGAGGGTTGACACCTGAGAGCAACAGCTCGTCATTGTTTACTAAAAATTGTACCCGAAAATAATACAAGGGCGATGGGTCGGTGTGAAGGGACCACAAAAGACGGAACAAGGTGTAAAGTTGCCGCCATGGGAGACCAAAAGATGTGCTTCCAACATTCAGATAAATGTCCCATTTGTTTGGAACGTTTGGGCCAAGGAGACGATACTTCTTCTCTTGCCTGTGGCCATTCTTTTCATGCTACATGTGTGTACCACTGGCTCGATAGATCAACCACCTGCCCCATGTGTAGATTCCAAGTGAAGAGCATGACTATGGAAGTTGAGCACGATCCAGTTCTTGATGACGTATGGTCCACTATACCAGGATTACTCAGAGAATTAGTAAATGACGGTACACTCTTACTCAGTGACAGGGTGAGAATAGGTGCAGTATTCACAATTACAAATATAGAAAGTGGACAAATAATCAGGACGAGCAATTTCACCTAAACAAATATATGGTATGGATAACCAGAATGACTCTTGTAAAGGTGTATACTGATGTTGGGGGGGTAAAACCAATCCATCTACTTGCAAAGATATTCGACGTGAAGGATTCTACATATTTCATAAGATATCTGAGCCCAACTGACAAGTCTGAAAAGGGAAAGAAGATATACGCATATGAGGACGAGGTGTATCAGATTGACGAGGATTCTATTTCAGAGTATATGAATACAGGGGACGAAACAGTAGTTGGGTTTGAAGAAGTTCAGGGCGGATTTGTGCTCGCAGACTCTGACTCTGATTATACCCC